AAATATGCATTCCAGAGGTCGGCAGTCCTTTTGAAATTATCCTTAACATTGCCATAGGCCTTCATCCTGTCACCAGTAGTTAAGGCCTTTGCCTGATCAAATATTTCAGCTTTAGAAAGGGATTTTGTCATTAAAAGGATCTTTTATTTTGCCTGCAATCCAAGTATCGTTTTTCTTGTAAAGATTTGCCCAGAGGACTTGCCCATCACCAAGGACAATTTTGCAATTGTAGTCGCAATGCCAATCCTTTGATTTTTCATTGGCATTTATTGATACAGTAAATGGATCTTTACCATATTTTACGAGTTCTTTTTCTTGTTCCATTTTATTTCCCTTCTATTTGTGATTTTCTAGTATGGAAGTAATCGACTGCCTCTTGCGTTTTAGGCTTTTGCTCGTGCCACATTTCCCTCAATTTTTGGACAGTACCGCATCGATCTGCTAAATATTTAATCTTCTCAAATTCAGTTTTAAATTTGGGAAGTTCTTTATTTTCACCTGATCCCTTAGTTTTTGAGGAGACTTTAGGATCAGGTTTTGATGGGGTCTCATCTGATTCATCCCCATCTTCATTTTCTATTTCATCATCCATTGCTGAATTAGCATCATCATCATCATCAAATAGATAACCAGAAAACTCTTTTTCATCATTTGTATCTACAGTGACAATATCAAGCATAGTAGCACATATTAACCTTCTGTAATATGTTATGGCTGATGATAGTGCCTGCGGATCATTCTTTGTTAGCAACATTGGTATCTTTGATATCTCCATTTCCTGTGTTGGTAAATGCACCAATTTACTTACAAAGATACACTGATTTTCTGTATACTCAAAGGTGTTCTGCATAATTAGGTCATAATTTACTGCATTATCAATTACCCTTTGTACAAATGCCAGACTTGCATATTCACTGTTATGGAATGGGTTTTTAGATTCTTTGATAATGAACCTTTTAGCATCCCTGATCCATATTGCCTTGGCTTGGAACAATGATTTATTTTCATTGTTAACACTGTCCTGTACCTCAGCATTTAGCTTTGGTTTAGGTATTAAATTAGATGTACTATCTCCTAGTCTTTGCATATTTCTAACCTCTTTGATCCATTACGTTGTACTTTGATTTTAACACCATGTCCTGTGGCCTCACTAGCATTTGGTGGTACTAACTTTTTTATCTTATCAGAACTTTCCTTAAAAATCTTGTTTGCTCCTGCGGTTTGTATTATTTGCAGGGCAAAAGACCGCCACCTGTCATCACTTTCCATATCAACTGGTACAAGATCAGCCTGTGGCACAAAGTCAGTCGTTGTTGGTATTTCATCAGGCTCAAAACCTAAATCAACACAGTTCATAAAGTATTTGCCTAGTTCGATCAGTTCTTCCTGATATGCAGTGTCAATCTGCATTTCTTCCAGTATAGGCTTGTCACCGCCCCTGATAAAGCTAAGTAGGCCATACTCAACTGGTTTATCCAGATATTCCTGCAATAGGTAAGCATTCCAATGTAGCTGAGGTGCATAGTACCTAACCAACCTTGGAATAACATCACCCCATGTCTCATCCTTTACAGGCCTGCCAAGTGTGAATTTGGCATCGATGACAGCTATTTTGTTTTTGTAGTTCTCAATTACACCATCAAGAGTACACCGCATAAAAGGATTTTTGTTACCTTCAATGACTTGTTGCCTCATGTTAATTGTGGTTTGCAAATAATGCTCAGTCCATTCCAGATTAACTGTTTCAGTGATATGCCCCATAATCACAGGCCATATAAGTGTTAAATCATCTGGTTCTCTCTGGTCTGTTTTTTCAAGAAAAAGATTGTGAATTTTTTCTTTATTTCCAGAGGCAATAATATTTATTTCACTGCCACCTAGTTTCTTTTTTCTTGCAGATAGACTTTTTTTATCCATCCGCAACTTCTCAAAATATGATATTGCCATGTTGTCTCCTCATTAAAATAATTTGGAGATTATACTACAAGGCATAAATTTGCAAATTGTTTTTCATTGACAGATAAATTTCAAAAATGCATTAATTATGCCTAAGATGAATATTTAGAATTGGTAAAATTAATGAAATTAAAGGCATACATGGTTTTGAAGGGTATTCGGCAGGTAGACCTAGCTGAGTTGTTGAAGGTAAATCAGTCATCAATAAACAAGTGGTTGTATAAAAAATCATTACCATCTGGCAAACATATGATTGAAATTTATAAATTAACTAAAGGCGAAGTTAACTTAAAGGATTGGATGTAATGGGTAAATTTTCCAGAGATAAAGGTTACAGGGTTGAGAATAATTTGAGAAAACAAATACTCACTCATGAAAATATGGAATGCATCAGGGTTCCATTAAGCGGTGGAGCCAGTATTAAAGGTGATTTGATATTCAATAAAAAAGGTGGAGAAAAGTGGCAGGCTGAAGTAAAAGCCAGAGCAGATGGATTTAAAAATATTTATAAATGGCTTACAGATGTAGAGATATTGATACTCAAGGCCGATAATAAAAAGGCTCTGGCGGTGCTTGATCTGGATGATTTGCTGACATTGATTGAGGAACAAAAATAAATGAGCATGAATGCGATTGCATGGTGCATGAAACAGAAGATTAAAGACCAAACAGATTGGTCTATTTTGATGCGTATATGTGATCATTATAACGATAGTTTAGGTTATGCTTATCCATCCCAGAATAGAATTGCAGATCAGATTCAATCATCAACAAAAACTGTACAAAGGCATATAAAAAATCTTGTTGAGCAGGGTTATTTACAGGTAGAAAGATCACCAAACAAGGTCAATAAATATGCTATTCCTGCACTAAAAATGGATGCGACACAGGTGTCCTCACCAGATTTGGATGCGACACAGGTGTCCTCCGAACATATAATATTAGATAATATAATATTATCAGATGATATTATCCCTTTAACTAATATATCTTCTAATAATATAGTTAAAGGCACTGAAAGTAATTTTTTAACTTCAAATCAATGGTTGTGGAAACATGGTCTGGAGTTTTTAAAAAACAATGCACCGAAGGTCAGAAATCATAGAACTGTTTTAGCTAGATTGATTAATGATGCATCAGGATATAAAAACGATTATAGGGAAAGAGCCTGTGATGAATTACAAAAGGTTTTTCAGCATTGTATGAAAGATGCCAAACATAATTTAATTGAATATCTAAATGCCTCTGTTAGAAATATAGCTGATAAGTTTAAGGAAGTTAAAAAGCCGAGGGAGTTAAGTGATCAGGCATTAGCATTGATGGAAAGTAATTTTCAAAAGATATACAAGGCAACTCATGGAGTAGCAGGTTGGGGCGGTTTAGATTATCAGGAGATTAGGAAGGAATATGAAAAGGCCTTTAGGGAAGGTGTAATTGTTTTTAGTCATACGAAGAAGAAAGCTACAGCAGATCAGATACTAGAGTATTTTGGTGTCAAAAATTATTGAGCCAGAAGAATTATTTAAAGAGGATGAAGTCATATGTAATGAATGTGGTTGTGTTTATGAGAAACAAGTGAATATAACCAGAGAAAGAAGAACTATAGAATTTTGGTTTCAATGTAAAAATTGTGTGGGTTATCAGGGTATGTCAACTTTCAAAAGTATTAGATATTAATGAAAAAGAAGAAACTTACAAAAAAAGATAGATTATTACGCAGGCAATCAATTCAAAGAATACTTGATGAAAGAGATGAACTTGTTCGTAATGTCAAAATATTACCAACACCTGAGTTTCTGGATAAGTTTGATGTTGAAGAAAAACAGACTGAAAAAGCAGGTGAACGTAGGATGTATGTCACCAATCAGCTATGGATTGATACCTATTACAAAAAAGGTATTATTGATTATTCACAACATTTGACTGCACAAAAACTACTTAGCCTTTTTAGGAGGGCAGGAAGGCATCAGAAGGTTACAATGACGTTTAGTAAGGAACCGATACAAAAAGGTGCTGAGAAAGGC